GGTTGTATCTTCAGATAAAGATTTGCTTCAACTAATAAAAGAGGATGTATCTGTATTTAATATATTCGGACGCAAAGAAGTAACACTAGAATCTTTGCAAGAAGATCTAGAACTTACACCTGCACAGTTTATGATGTCTAGAATTATTGAAGGAGATAAAGGTGATAATATTATAGGTATTGAAGGTATTGGACCTAAACGTGCTCAAGGACTTGCTAAAGAGTATAAAACCTTAGATAACTTACTAGCCGCTTTACCACTAAAAGGTCGGGCTAAATATATTCAAAATCTAAATGCGGGTAAAGAAAGATTGATTAGAAATGAAAATCTAATCAATTTAAAATACTGTACTGATGCTATTCTTGCTGGAAAAGAAGGGGAAGAAGCTCTTGACCGACTATCAGATCTGTGAGATAGATATTGAGAAAAGTTCTACCGCAAAATACTTAGAACAAAATTATAGCTGTGAATGGGGATTCAATCAAGATACTAATCTTGATCCCTTTTTTCATCTAAGAGCATGTATTGTCAGTCCCGTAAAAATTGCAAGTGGTAAAACTATACCTATACCTACTGGTATATATCCTGCATTAAAAAATCCTAATTTTAGAATAGAAGTTAACTCATTTACTGATTTAGTATATGAACAAGGATTAGCTTTAGCTGATGGTATTTCTACCTTTGAATTTACATTCAGGAATGAAATATGGTTATTGATTAAAAATAATTCTGAACAAGCACAGATGATACAGCCAACTCAAAAAATTGCAACTTTCTCTGTAAACTACCGCCCACGAATGGTATTAAATTACGTTGAAGAGATAGAAGATATTGCTTGGAAAAATTCATCAGCGAAAAGTTATATTCAAAAAATTAAAAAGAAAATTAGACCTGAAGTGCATGATGTAAAAAAAGAAAAACATAGAGATCTAGACTATGGTAGAAGTGTTATACAACAGTATATAGCAGGAGGTTTTGCTACGCATCAGCTAGATATAAATGAGGCAGAAAAAACTACTAGACAACTAGTAAAAGAAGAAACATTAAAAAATCCTAGAGGAGTCAAACCAAGTGAAAGTTAAATTAATGGGATATACCCAGGTTATGCCAGAAGTCTTTATTGGTATAGACAATCTACAGGACTTTGTAGCATACTGTGCTAGAGTATCAAACCCTACAAATCAAATGAATAGCGATACAGCAGAAAAATTAATTAAATATCTAATTAAACATAAACACTGGTCACCTTTAGAAATGGTATCTGCTACAATGGAAGTTGAGACTACAAGAGATATTGCGCGACAACTTTTACGGCATCGTTCTTTTTCTTTTCAAGAATTTAGCCAACGCTATGCAGATCCTGCTGATATGGGGGATAGTTTTGAATTATCAGAAGCTAGACTTCAAGATACAAAGAATCGTCAAAATAGTATAGAAACTAACGATACAGAATTACAAACTCAATGGAATCTTAAACAATGGGCAGTCATGCAGGAAGCTGAAGAAGCTTATGAATGGGCTATTGAAAATGGTATTGCTAAAGAACAAGCTAGAAAAGTATTACCAGAAGGACTTACTTTATCAAGACTATACGTAAATGGTACTCTTCGTTCTTGGGTTCATTATATTGAACTCCGTAGTGCTAATGGCACACAAAAAGAACATATGGAATTAGCTCAAGCATGTGGGCAGGCTATAGCAGAGGTATTTCCATTAGCTAAGGATCTTTAATGTCTATTGGTTTTCTTACTCAATACTATAGAGGATTAGGGCACTCTCAAAGAATTAAATTTATAGCGGAAAAAACAGCAGAACAACATGAAGTTGTAATCATGGATCAATTGTTTCAACCACCTTTAGAATATAAAGTGCCTCATACAGCTTTTTTAGGTGATTATAAAATACCAGATATTAATAAAGTTTTTCAATTTATACAGCAAGCTCCTATTATAAATTTTCGTATTAATCAATTTATAAAAACTATAGAAAAATATAAGGTTAAAGTATTAGTATGTGAAGGTTTTCCTTTTTGCAGACAACAATTTGCACATGAATATTTTAGGTATCTTGCTGAATGTAAAAAAAGAGGTATAAAGATAGTTATATCTGTAAGAGATTTTCCATGGGATGAACCACATCATAATCAACTACAAGACTGGGTACTTTATACTCAAAATATAGTTTGTAAATATTATGCAGATTCTATATTAGTTCATGGTGATAAAGACATATTGCCTCTTATAAGTGATAGAACTAGATTAGCTAATTCTGTACAAATAATAAAAGATATTGAATCTCTAATTACCTATACAGGATATGTATGCGACGAATCACAGCCTAAACATAACCAAAAAAATAATAATATTTATATTAGCACTGGCTTAAATAAAGATGAGGCAGTAGTTATTTTTAAAAAAATTGCAGAAATAGCACACCACTATCCTGAACATAAGTTTATTATGCCTATAGCTAATAAATATAACTCTATAGGAGGTAGAAAAAATAAAAATATATATCTTGTAGAATATGTGCCTGAACTTAGAAAAAAATTAATAGATTGTGCTGGGTATGTTACTTATGGAGGATACAATGCTACAGTAGAAATATTACAGAGTCAAGTTCCCTCTATAGTAGTTCCTAGACAAAGTGGTAGAAAAATGGAACAATTTGTAAGAGCATTTACTTTTGAGCCTTATGATTTTTTTAAAGTAATAACTATGCAGGAGTTTAGTGGAATAAAGTCAGTACTAGATAAAATAGTTGAAGGATATAAACCTAAGCCTTTTAATTACAATTTACGAGGTACATCTAATACTGCTGATATTTTATCGGAGATATATAATGGATTTTGAGGAAATTGCTAAACAGGAACTTATATGGAGAGACTTAGTTAGTAGAGGTGAGATATTATCTTTACAACTATTAGCAGAGGAAGCTAAAGAGGATCTACAAAAACGAATAGCAGACTTTTTAGTAATAAGAAAAAAGACTATTGAATTAGGCTTAACTACTTTTGAATTTAGAAAAAAAGAATATAGCACTAATGAAGAGACTAGAGATAGAGCTATGAATAGCTGGGCTAATGCTCAAAATGTAAATAAAAGAAGAGCATTATTAGCCTATAGGAAAGCTGAAACAAATGCATGGATATATAAGACTTTATTAGACAAAAAGAAAACATCTTTATTTAAGAAATGTAAAAATTTAGTACTTATAGGATCAGGTATGTATCCTTATTCTATGTTTGATATACAGAAAAAATATAAGCATATACAACAAGTAGGAATTGAGATTGAAGATAAAAGAGCAGCTATAGGACGTGATCTAGTAATAAAATCACCTGCTAAAGATCATATAAATATAGTAACATGTGATGGATATGATTATAATTATGAATATATGTTAGAAGATGATTTAGTATTTATATCTTGTGATGTAGATAATAAAAAATTAATGAATAAGATTATGGAAACGTGTAAGGCGCACATTTTTATATGTGCGCCTTATGAAAAAAGTTGGTTAAGAGCATTACTAAGAACCAATAAGTTGACTAAATCCTCTAATGGAGTTACTTCTTTTTTGGAGTAGTTTTACGTTTTTTAACCTTACGTTTTTTTAGTTTAATAGGTTTTGGTTTCTTAGATGTCTGAAAAACTTCAGGTACGATTGGCATTTGCTTTAACTGTCTTTACCGTTTGAGTAAGGGGATTCTTTACTTCTTTAACTGTAAGTTCACCTCCACCTTTGTAGTAAGCTAAAGTCTTTTGCATCTCTTCAGCATCATACACTTCTCGAAGGCCGTAACGATTGTCACCAATCGTTACGCTTTTTCCTGCTCGAACTGTGGCACCGGAAAGTGACTTAGCCATTCTTAAAACCTGCCTTTTCCACCTGGACCTAGATTCTTATACACTTTATTAGGTGTTTTAGAACTACGTCCACCAATAGTAGCTGGACCTTCTTGCATTTTAGCTCCAAGATTATCAGTAGATTTTGAAGTGTCACTAATAACTGGGCCCATACCCATAGGGTCTGCATACCATTTTACACTACTATTAACTCCACGCTTACTACCTTTAAGGTTAGTTCCGCCTTGTGGAATTAAAGTAGGAGCACTGGGGGGAATCGCAGAATTAACGTATCTACGAGGTGTTCCAGATGCTTCTTTTTTGATCATTGCCATGATTATTTCTCCTTTATAAAATTTTAGTTATTAGCTGACGATAGTTCTTGAAGTGATTGTTTCTGTCATATTACCTGCGTTAGCAGCAGCATATACCAAGTCAGCAGTACCAACAACAACAGCAGGGGCTTGAGTGTCAGCAATAGTAGTCATCCATGCACCGGCCATTGTAGAGCTAATAGCTGTAGTATTAGCATTAGTAGAAAGACCTTTGGTACAGCTTGACCAGATATTTCTAACAACGGTAGCTGGATCACCGCTTGCAACTGTTGACGCTGTCTGGGCATTTTGCACTGCAAAACTACCTCCAGTGATAATACAATCACTTACATGTACACCACAACGTTGTGCTGTAGCTTTCATGTCAACTGCAGGTACAGCTGCTGTACCATTGATGGTAAGACCTGAGATAAAGTTTTCAACTTTAGAAGCTGTGCTTCCGTTGATGGAGCCTGTAAGAATACAAGCATTTTTTCCGCCAATACCTACAATAGTAGTACCATTGAAAGGAAAGTCGGTAGCAGGCCAGACGTGTGTGCCTGGATAGATTTCAAGAGTATTTCCTTCTTCTGAAAATACACTTGTAGGAATGTCTGCTGGTGTTGCAAAGTTAGAGAATGGTCCTCCAACGCTATAAGTAGTTCCGCTCATTTTATTTCTCCTTTAAAGAAAATGTAGCTATTTGCCACATAAATTATTTTTTTCGAGACTTACCTGCGGCATTTAGAGCTATTGCTACTGCTTGCCGTCTTTGAGCCTCTTTCTTAGTTACACCCAATCTTTTCGCTAAAGTGCTAACGCCTTTAGATCGAGCCTTTGAGGGTTTTTTCATTAGCTCTGTTATATTCTTTGAGATAGCCTTTTTAGACTTTCCTTTTTTAAGAGGCATTTTGCATCATAATATAAGATGGAGGAAGCATATCATCATCTAATACTTCTGTTACCTCTTCAAGTTCGTCCATTATATCTTCAACATTAACCTCTGGTCCGCTATCTGAGTATACTAAATAATCTCTAGCACTATTTATATAAGCAGCTGTTGTAGCTAACTTATTAGTCCACCAAGTAGGTAACGAGGCTTCTCCATCTTTAGGAAGTGCTCTAATTATATCTTGAGCATCTTCAATAATTGTCATACACATTCTACGTGATGACGCTACATCAGTGTGTCCATCTTTTTCAATCATTTTTTCTCTATCAAATGCTTTTCTCTCTTGAGGCATTTCTTTTAAGTTATCTTCCCACCAACTAATTTGGGGATCTAATACATTATCATCAATTATTCTTCTAATTCTACGATCATACTCTTCTTCTGTTGGAGGTGCCATACGATTTACAGCATCTATAACAAACTGAACTGTTGCTGCCGCAATCGTTAAACTAGAACATTTACCTGTAACAAGCTGATTTAACTCATCAATCATAATAGTAGGTGATGCTGCTTTAAGTGGTCCAACCATAGATTTTGGCACAGTAAAGTATAAACTACCTTCTACATAAATTTTTGCAGGATAAGGATGTAGTTTATTTGTATTTGAATCTACAATTTTAACTATGTCAAATCCGTCAATATTTTTGTAAGTAACAGAATTTGCTTCACCGTTATCAGGATCTTTCTCAACATACTTAGGAGTGCCAAAAGTATCTATCAACTTTATAACAAAGTCTTTAGGTCCTTCATACTCCCAGTTACCTATGTCTATACCTTTGTATTCCATAGCTTATCCTTTACAAATTAATTCTTACATGTAGAATACTTTAATTTTTTGGTTATGGCAAATTTTTAATCTTAGCATTAGACTAGTTTCCCATTTGATTATCTGAGTCAAAAAATGTTCGCTGCCCTGTTGCTAAGTTTTCTTCTGTTTTTTCAATAGAAGATACTATTTTACCACACTGAGATTTACATAGCTTAAATGACCTATCATACCCTTTTAAGTAATTTTGTAGTTTAGTCCAATAATCATAACTTAAAATCTTTTCTAAAGGCACATGAAGTCCATTGAATAAGTTTTCAAACTTAGGTGGGTAGTAAAAACGAGATTGTTGTTCGTCATAATAATGCCCACCTGTCCAACAACATCTGAATACTAAACCCTCTGGAGAAATATACCATTTTCCCCAATTATCCCATACGCATTTTATAACTCGTTCAGCATTGTCCATATTTTCTTTACTTTTTTTAGAATGAACAAAATTACCTGTTTTAGGGGCAAATACATCTCTTGAAGTTTTAACAGTAGAAAATGTATGAAAACTATGATCTAAAG